AGCACCTTTTGCTGGTAATCCATCTATGTCTGCTGATCAATCTGTTGAGTTTTCACTTGATGTTGAAGACCTTGGCGATGGAATGGTTAGTATTGACCTTGATGCTCTTGAGAAAGCAATGAATGTTATGGATGATGCGCCATTAGAAGATGCACTTCCTCGTGATGATGTCGCTGCTGAACTTGGATCAGATGATCTTGGAAGTCTTGATAGCCTGTTGTCTGACATTGATGACACTGAAGGTGCAGAAGAAGACGACATGGATCTTCAATTACAAGAATTACTTGACCTTCTTGGCGAAGATGAAGTACTAGAAGAAAAAATCACTGTTGACATGGGAGAAGATAAGAACGGTACGTTTAGAACAGATGAAGCCGCTCTTGAATATGAACATGCAAAGCAAGAAGCACATGATGCTCACAGTGATAAAGACAAATTAGAAGAAGAGGAAGATGACTCGGATACAGAAAACCCTGGTAGAGTCAACGATCTTCAAGAAACAGTTTCCGTACTTGCTTCTCAAAATGAGAAACTTGAAAACGTGATATACAGACTTCAAGAACAACTTGAAGCAACTTTGCTATCAAACGCAAAGTTAATTTACAAAAACCGCACTTTAAGCGATGCCTCCTTGAATGAGCGACAAAAAGAAAAAATTGTCGAAGCCATTGCCGCAGCGGAGTCTCCAAAAGAAGCAAAGCAACTTCATGAGACACTCAAAGCAACAGTGGGATCTAACTCTAAAAAGAGAGGTCCACAATCACTAAGCGAGTCAGTCAACCGAAGAGCGAATCTTTCGGCTATGCTTAATTCGAGACAAAACTTAAGCGAGAACAAAAGCGCTGATCCATTTATGGAAAAGATGCAAAAACTCGCAGGCATTAAATAATAATTTATAAGGAGTAAAAAATGTCTATTGTATCAAAATTGACTGAAGGTATAGTAAACCGTGACATGAAGAAGGAGGGCGCTGCTCTTCTTTCTAAGTGGGAATCTACTGGTTTACTTGAAGGCCTTCAAAACGACCATGACAAGAACAACATGGCTCGTCTCTTGGAAAACCAAGCAAAGGAACTTCTTCGTGAAGCATCTGCTATGGGCGGTGGTGCCCCTGGTGATGTTGAAGGTTTCGCTGCTGTTGCTTTCCCTATCGTTCGTCGTGTATTCGCCGGACTTATTGCTAACGATCTTGTAAGCGTTCAGCCTATGTCATTGCCATCTGGTCTGATCTTCTTCCTTGACTTCACCTTCTCTGGTGATATCGGTGGTATGCCTCGTATGGGTAACAGCGCTGATAAGTCAATCTATGGTACCAATCAAGTTGGTTCTGAGATTCAAGGTGGTGTTGATTTAGTTGATGCTACTTCTAAAGCAGGATTTAGTGGACCACTTCGTGATGGTGCTACTGGTTATGCATATGCTTCTCCAAGTGGAAGTCTTGCCGCTGTTGCCGCTGGTGTTCGTGCAAAATGTGCTATTTTTGCCTTAGACGGTGCTGTAACTGAGGCTAATGCTAAACTTATCCAATATGATCCGGATTTGTTGAGTATTACTGATTCATCACAACACGTCGCAGTTATTGATGTTGATGTTCAACTTATTACTAGTACCGCCGGCGATCCAGACTTCAACAACTTGTCTGCTTTCACTCTTGATAGTACCAATATTGCAAACGCTGTAACGGCTGTTACAACTGCTAATCAAATTCGTCGTTTGACTGACCGTGTTGCAGAGGCAAATGCAATTGCTGCGCCTACTAATAATGCTGATTGTATTAGATTTGTTTTCGCTGTTGACAATGGTTCAACAGTGCAAGCAGCAAATAACATCAATAATAACCTTGGTGCTGCTGGTAAGCAATCTTGCCCGGTTAAAGATAAGTACAGTACTTCTAATGTTGCTCAAGGTGCTCTTGTTGGTGATTTGTTTGCTCTTGAAAACAACTCAAACATCCCAGAGATCGACATCAAGGTAGATTCAATCGCAATCACAGCGCAAACCAAGAAGTTGAAGGCCAAGTGGACCCCAGAATTGGGACAAGACTTGAATGCTTACCACAACTTGGATGCTGAGGTTGAGTTGACCTCTATCCTTTCTGAGCAAATTGCTCTTGAAATTGATCGTGAGATTCTTGCTGACCTTGTAAACGGCGGTACTGCTGCTACTTACTACTGGTCTCGTTCTCCAGGTCTTTTCGTTAACCGTGAAACCGGTCTTGAAATTGGTGCAAACAAAGCTGCTCCTGACTTCACTGGTACTGTTTCTGAATGGTATGAGACCCTCATTGAAACCATCAATGATGTATCTGCTCAAATCCACAGAAAGACCCTTCGTGGTGGTGCTAACTTCGTAGTTTGTTCTCCTGAAGTTGCTAACATTCTTGAATTCACTGCTGGATTCCGTGCGAATGTTACTGCTGATGCTGACAAAGGCGACATTGGTGCTGTTAACGTTGGTTCATTGAGCCGTAAGTTTGACGTAATTGTTGATCCTTACTTCCCAAGACAAATTGTTCTTGTTGGACGTAGAGGTTCTTCTTTCCTTGAAAGTGGTTATGTCTATGCACCTTATGTGCCTCTGCAAACTACACCTACCATCTTTGGGCCAGAAGATTTCGTCCCTCGTAAGGGCGTAATGACTCGTTATGCTAAGAAGATGGTTCGTCCGGACATGTACGGTCTTGTTGTTGTACGTGGACTTCTTGGTGAAGAATACTCCTAATCCTTGATTAGCTAGTTCTTCCTGAACGGCCCCTGATCGCTTTTGCGATTGGGGGTTTTTCTTTCTCTAAGAACTATTTAAAGCAACTTGGTTTTTATTCTCCTTGGGGCGGGGCGGCTGCCACTAGAAAGAATTACATCGAGGCCGCTGGTGTAATTCATTGATTAAAGGCAAGTTATTGCAATAATATTTTAATTTATAAGGAGAAATAAAATGGCAAGAAGATTAAGTAGAGAAAGATTGTTTGAAATAAACAAAGTAGGAGATAGCCTTGGAACCGACAACAATGGTGCTGGTTCCCCAGGTGCTGCTAACTACTCAAAGATCCGAGAAGGAAGATTAATTATTAGTGAATTTACAATTGATTTGGCACCTGCTGCTGGTGTTGAGCATAGTCCTGGGACCGTAGATTTAGTTCTTGGAGTAAGTTCATCGGCTACCGGCCTGAAAGCTGGTCACCCACGATCAAACTTGCTTTTGATTGACACTTTAACTCACGGTGTTGTTACAGATGTTGAATTAATTTGTGTTGAAACACCTGCTGGTGGAATCACTGATGTTAACTTAGCAGTTGTTAACGCGGGTAATCTTGATGCAGAGGCTGGATTTTCTGGATCTGTTGATGCTACAATCATTAACGCAGGCGCTCAAAGTGCTCCTATGTCAACCGCAGCAGACCTGGCTGGTACTACTATAGATGATAAGTATCTTGTCTTAAGTAGAGGTGCAGCAACTAATGGAGTTAAGGGCACATACAGTGCTGGTAAGTTTGTTATTCGTACCTTTGGATACGTAGCACCAGACGATGCATAATTAACATTGTATTAAGTGTATCTTTGTATAATAGGCACCCTTTCATTGAAAGGGTGTTTTATTTTTTTGAAACTATTTATGGTATAAAATACGGGAGAAATAAATGTCTAGCGCCTTAAGAGCAAACAAAAAATCAAAAATAAATAAAGCTGCCCCAGAGGCAAAGCCAAGTGCTGATAATGCAAAAGCAAAAAAGAAGGCAAGAAAAGCTGCCGCTGCTAAAACGAAAAAGCCGTCCAAAGGATCTGACTCCTCCGATTAAACTGTGTTGTGTGAATACGATGGCGCCTCTGCTGCATGTGATGCGGCAGGGGTTTTTCTTTTATCTTGAAACTATTTAGTGTTAGCGGAGGAATTCTATTAATGTCATTTCCAACTTTAAAACCAGCATCAACAACAAGTGCTATAATTTTACCTTCAACTGGTAACACAGATGATGTGGTTGCAACTTTAGCAATTAACTTTTATGGTGCTAGTAATTCCTTTGTAACAGGAGCAGCAGCACAAGTTGCCTATACCTACAAAAGGCTGGGTGGGGATGTCCTTGACATTGAACTGACAGCAGATAACGTCTACAATCACTATGAAGAGGCTGTTTTAGAGTACTCCTACATTCTTAACCTACACCAGGCTAGAAATGCCTTAGGGAGCGCTCTTGGCGGCGAGACAGGATCTTTTGACCATAAAGGAAACGTGACAGGCACAGACTCGGTATCTCTCAAATATCCCAAGTTTGTTTTTGATTACGCATTCAGAGTAGCAGACAAATTTTCAACTGAATCAGTAATTGGTGGAACCGCTAGAATATACTCTGCTTCTTTTGATACTGTTTCTGATCAACAAGATTATGACCTTCAAAACATTGTAAGTGCCTCGGCACAAGCTGGTGGTGTGCCTTATGAAGACTTCACTAATAACTCGAAGGATAAAACAAAGAGAATTAAGATTCGCCAAGTATACTATATATCTCCTCGACAGATGTGGAGGTTCTACGGGTATTATGGCGGTCTTAATGTAACTGGTGACCTACAGACTTATGGCCAATATGCTGATGATTCAAGCTTTCAAGTAATCCCAGTTTGGCAGAATAAGATGCAAGCAATTCAATACGAAGATCACCTGTATACTAGAACATCTCACTATTCATATGAAATCATAGATAATAGACTAAGACTCTATCCAATACCAGATTCTGTATCTCCAGAAAAATTCTGGTTTAGATTCTCGATTGAGGACAATGATGCTTTTGCAACTGGTTCTTATGACTCTGGTGTTGATGGTATCAATAACATGAATACAATGCCAATGGAGAACATTCCTTTTAAAAGCATTAACTCGATTGGTCAGCAATGGATCAGACGATTTTCTCTTGCTTTGTCTAAAGAAACTCTTGGTCAAATCCGAGGGAAGTTTGGAAATCAAGTTCCAATCCCTGGTGATAACGTAACTCTTAATGCTAATGAACTT